ATTGGTATGGGTGTAGTAGCTCTTTTAATTTATCTTGCTGGCTCTGGGCAAATATCGGTTAAATAGTTATGGCAGACCCGTTTGGGATAAATGAGGGGGTCAAGTCTGTTACTAGTAGTATTAACGAATCGGTAAAAGCATCACAGGAACTAAGTGAAGCTATTGAAGGTGTACTAGAAGTAGCTGATAAGGCAGCAAAAGATAGGTCTATTGCTAGAAAGAAAGCTAGGCAGGTTAATCCTGATACCACAACAATTATTGAAGCAGTAGATGAGTGGCAACGATTAATGATTGCCAAACAGTCAGAAGCACGGATACAAGAACAAATAACCAAGAAATACGGAAGTAGGGCTTGGGAAGAAATCCAAGCAATTAAATTAAGAAAACAGTTGGAAGAACGGCAAGATAAGTATTTAGAACAACACGATAGAAGAGTAATGAAAAGCGTAATGTTATTATGTTACATATTATCAGCTTGGATTGCTTATGAATGTACTTGGGGTATTTGGAAATAAAGGATAAAAGATATGGAATGGTTATCAAAATTAGTGCCTACAATTGCTACCTGTTTAGGTGGCCCATTAGCTGGTCTTGCCGTTACTGCGGTGTCTAAGGCTTTGGGTGTAGATGAGGATAAAGTCCAAGATGTTATTGATAGCGGTAAATTAAACGCTGACCAGATTGCTGGGCTTAAACAAGCTGAAATAGAACTACAACGTCAAGCTCAAGAACTAGGACTTAACTTTGAACAGTTGGCTGTAGAAGACCGTAAATCTGCTCGTAATATGCAGACTGAGACTAAATCTATTGTCCCACCGTTATTGTCTATTCTTGTAACCATAGGGTTCTTTGGAATATTAGGTGGTTTGATGTCAGGAAAGATTATGACCTCAGATGCCCTTATGCTTATGCTAGGTAGCCTAGGTACTGCTTGGACAGGTATTATTGCGTTCTACTTTGGTTCTTCAGCTAGTAGTCAAGCCAAAGACCAAATGATTCACAATTCAACGCCACTCAAATAGTCAAGCCATCGAGAGGGTATGCTTAATCTAGTTGTTTTGTGGCTTTCCAACTAGACCATCAACGAATCGGGAGTCGAGAGGCTGTCCCCTCACCCAGCCATTTCTAATGATTTAGCACGTACTTCTGCAACTCGTCTAGTCCAACCCTTTCCAAATGTTGCAAACGTTTTGAGTGACTCTAGGAATCCTTGACGCTTATCACAGAACTCATTAATTGCAGTTACAGGATTAATTTGAGTTATAGCCGCCACACTATTATTGCCAATAGCACCATCAGCAGTAACACCAGCAATCTCTTGTATCCATTTGGATGCACGACCCACACCACTATTAATAGCTGCGTCAAAAAGGCAATAATCAAGTCCCGAAGGAATAGCATCTCCGTGTACAGCATCCCAATAGTTCCTTTTGTATAAAGGTTTAACATCTTCTTTAGTCAAGGCTTTGATGTCGTCTTTAGTAACTTCATGCCCTACATACTTTTCCCATACCGCTTTAGTGCAACCCCAATTAGTAGCACCCCCAGGGTCTTGGCTATTATCAACGTAGCCTCCCTCGTTTACGATAACAAGGTCAAATGCTTTATCCCAATTTCTGTTCATACTTATATCCTTCAATTGCTTGTTTCAGAATGGAAACAAATCCTTCCTGAACTATTAGTTTCATTAGGTCAGCGTCACATTCCATTTTGATGTCTGCAGACCCATCTTCATTCTCAACAAGTTCTGTAATTTCAAACTTCAATTATCTCTCCTCGAAAGAACACCAATCCATCATCTTCACTAATGACTTGTACAAGTTCTGGCGGCATAAGTTCTCCATCTCTGAACGTAAGGAGTGCGAATCCTGAACGCCAATTGACGGGCGAATCTTCCGTGTAGATGTACTTGTCTCCTCCAATTGCCGACATTGTTCCTGTGTCAACGCCATATCTGTCACCATTATAATCAGACCACGGAGTCACTTTTAAGGAATGTAGATGCCCCGTGACCATTGAGACCCCCGATTTCAGGGTGTTGTTAAATACACCATGTTGACCATTGTGCCACCGGTGCTTAATCATACAACTGTTATTAACCATCAATGACCAACTGTATGTCCATCCAGGTAGGTGGTCGGCTAATGCCATTCCGTGTATGCCCTCATACTGTCCTAATACATTAGATAGCTTGCCATCAAAGCGTAGGTCGTGATTACCAATGGTGCGGTGCATAAATGCTCCTGCGGGGCGTACCTTTTCAATATCACCAAGGCGAGCCTGTACTTCTTCTAGCTCCTCTTTCACAGTTGGGTTCTTATCCCATCCGATTCTGTTGTGTTGGCTGATTGTGGCGTTATCCATAATGTCACCATTAAGAACTATTCCTTGTGGCTTTAGTTTCTTAATTAAGTGAACAAATGCTCTATGGGCGGTACTAACATATCCAGGCCAGTAGTGGCAATCAGAACCCACAATAATCAAACCATTCTCAATAGTCAGATTAGTGCGGACTTTGTTTTCAGGGATAACCATTCTAGGTTGTCCACCCTGTACTGCCTCTAATTTAATGTTGTATTTCTTTTCTATTCGCTTTCTTCTGCTCATAGTACCTCGAATATCAATACCCAATTCTTTGGCTACTTTGGTACCTGATTTATGTTTTCGCCACAGTTCTATAAAGTCTTCATCGCTACATCGTGCTAGTGCCATAATTATTCCAATTTATATGTTTTGACAGGTTCATGACTTTTCAAATCTACATTACACGCCCACTTAACAGCTTCTTCTGCAGTTAATCCCATTCTCATACAAACCTCTGCAGCCATAGCACCACTACCAATAGCCATAAAGGTTCTTACTCTTTCCCATTCCAAGTCATCTCCACAAGCAAAAAGACCTTCTTCAGTCAATTTTAGAAATGAACTATCAGAACTTAATTTGGGTTTTGTCTTTTGTTTCTTATTAATGTATTCAGTAACTTTTTCACCATCTACCCAATTACCTGAAACTCCAAGGTATCCTCCCTCAATTGGAAGAATCTTATCTTCATAATATTTGATGCCAGTATCATCGTCAGAAAACTGACTGTCTGCAACTAATATTTTATTAATCCAATCGCCAACAATAGTAGTCATATTATGTGGTGACACGACAAGCTAGACGGAGGGGAGCCGTCAGGGGGAAGTGGGGGATGAATGCTTGCCGTGTCATTTGTTAGTTTAACTTAAAAGGTTACGTTGCTCCATACAGGACACCATTTATTCACCGAACAATAATCTTCACATCTTCGGTATGTGGCTGGTCTATGCTCCCAAAACTGGTCTGTGCCGAGTGTAACACCATCTTGTGACGGATATAGCTTAATAGCTCGTTTTCCACCCTTTTTCATCAAAGCCCATTGTTCCGGTGTAGTCCATCTTTCTTCGTCTGTACACATAGGTGGCTCTGCTAATTGGTGCAGTGCAACACGCTCATTAATATATTTCTCAGCATCTTCCAATGTCCACATACGGACAGGCAATACCATAATGGGTCGTCTTGGATAATCAGGGTTTTTTTGAGCTTCCCTAGGTCTCCAGTCACGGAAAATGGTGGTTATTTGGAGTTTATCGACTTTAGTGTCATTTCTATACAACAACCAACGTAGTACATTAAGCTGTCTTTCCCATTCAATCTTTCCTTCTGAAGAATAGACGGAAGTTACCTTGTAATCAGATAGCGTAGAACCTTCTAAAACGTCGAATGCACCGCCTAATTTCCATCCTAGTACCTCGGCATATACTCGCTCCTCTACACGTGCTGTACGCCCTTTATAAGCCATTTCTAGCAGGTGATGAACGGCAGTCCCAAATAACGCCCAAACACGGTCTGAAGCGTCCTCCTCGATGTCATTATCGTGTTCTATACGCAACTTGCGTATGAGAGGCGGTTGGATTAGCTGAGTAACCGTAATATCGCTACTACCTGGGGTATACCCTTGGTTTTGAACTGCGTTGACTATTGGGTCAGGCAGGTTAAATTTGTTTGTTAATTTCATTGATTCTTTCCCCTATCCATTTCATAACTGGAACTGCCATCGAGTTACCTAATGCCTTATAGCGGTGACCGTCTGGTGATTCCCCCTTTTTCCAAGGTATAACTGTATAGTCATCCTTAAATCCTTGCAACCTTTCGCATTCCCTAGGTGTAAGTCTACGGACTGCCATATTCCCTGCTATAAAAGTCTGTGCATGATGTGATTGAACACTTGGCTGCATAGCTTGTAGTGCAGGAGTTACCTCTAGCGGAGTAGCACTAAAGTTATTGGCTTTAGCATC